CGAATGTAATAAGGGTTATGACGAGCATGGATGCCACTAGCAGAGTCCACAAGTTGTGATACCGTCCCAGATGGTTTAACGCAAGTGATAGAAGCAGATACAGGGATACCAAGACGTTCAGCCCAAAGAGTATTAGTATCAACTGCGACATTTCGTAAGTGCTCAAGAGTCTTCTCCAATCCTTTGTTTTTAGAAGTCATCAATGGGTTATCCATGATACCTGTTAGTGACACACCAAGCAATCGTTCTGCCTCAGTATTGTCTCGCCACACCTTTCGCAGATACGGGAACTTAGTGTAGGTGGATTGGATAGTACCCAGAATTGTTGCCAAACGGACTTTTCGTTCCAAGTCCTCCACACTATCTGTAGCACGTACAACAACCTCTGTAAGATTGCAGAACTGATACGGCAATAATATGATTTCACTGCACGGGTTCGTCCCGAAGTCATGGTTAGGATCACGTCTGCCATACTTAGCAGCTTGTTTCTTAGATGCTTCACGATTAAATACTCCTCGCTCTCCTGATTTACTCTCTACTAGAGCTAGCCATTCACGCATGAATGTTTCTACATCAGGCTTCTCAGTGTATGCTACAGAGTTATTAGCTAGTGCACGGTGCGCTGCAGTCTCCCACCACTGTCCTGACTTAGCGTGACGCATACGATCATCGCTTAGGTTAGACAGAGAGATCATAGCTGACCGTCTTACTCCACCGACTACAACGATCTGCCCAATGAAACACATTAGGTCATGGCATTCGATGCTAGATAGCTTACGCCCTTGTGCATTCTTAAATGTATTAACTGCAAAGTTAAACAGTTCTACCAAAGGCGCTGGGCCTGATGCACGTCCACCAAACGTTTTAAGTCTTGCACCTGCAGGGCGAACTTTGCTAATATCCCACTTAGGAATCTCACCAGCCCAGAGGAGTGCCAGCACTTGACGGAAAGCCTTAGCCCATCCTTCCTTACTATCTTTAACGACGATAATACTGTCACTGTCATAGAGGACAGGCACTTCGGGAAGTTTAGATATGTATTGCCGTTCCACAGAGAAGCCGACTCCAGTACCGCAGAGGAGGATGTACATCGCTTCGTCGAAGCTCTTAGGGTCATCTACAGGGAGATATGAACAGTTGTACCCTGCTGTGTTGTCACGCTCTAGCGCTGGGCCAGCAGTCATCATAGCTCTCATGGATGGCATAATCTCTAGCCCTACAATAGCTTGTTCTAGTTCGTGCTTAGTCTCTATATCTACCATATCCTTAATCACATTAGCACTATAACGTGTCACTGTGTCATCCCATGACTCACGTCCGTAGTTGTCAAAGTACTTAGCGTAACGTGACTTGTGAATAAATGATTGGTAGTCTGTTGGTAGGTAGTTGCTCATGATTTTTGTTTCACCTCTATCTGTTTAATCTTTGCATCTATATCATATACAACATCCTGTATAAGTTCCTTTACGGTTTGCTCATACATATCTTCTGATATAGGAAGTATGTTGTCTTCTTCATCTATATCTATAGTCATTCTAATATCAAACTTCATGCCGCCTTTTCCAGTAAATCAGTAAGATCGGGCTTCTTATAGTTTGGCCCTTTCATAACCTTGCCATCTTCACGTAGTATAGGATTGCCGTTGCTGTCTAGTTTAGACATGTTGCTGTCATGCACACGTGCGAATGCTTCCATGAATACACCCTCACCGTAGTACGCTAAGCCTTCCTCTAATGCACGGCTGACCTGCCCTTGCTGCTTGAGTGACTTCTCTCGTTCAGCATCACGCATTAACATTCCTATATGTTCAGGTACTGTAAGGGATAACCCTGTCGATACATATAGTAGATCACATAGTTCTTTTAAGTGATTGTGTGTACCAAATATCTCTGCCCTAAACTCTTCTAGTTCTTCATCAATAAGTTTCATCCACAAGCGTGGGTCTAGTGATCCTCGAAATGCTACAATAAAGTTTGCTACTTTCTCGTGTGGCATCTGTGGTTTCATTGCGTCTATATCATCCTGGTTAATCATTTATGTGTTTCCTTGTGTTCTTCTATCAACCACTTTAGGTACTTCTCAGCTTTTAATAAATCTTCTAAGCCGTTCTTGTCTGGGTATCTCCACATATACTTCATAACATTAAAGTATAAAGCAGCTTCACCTCCTGGTAAGCGTTTGCATAAAGCTCTAATAATATTGATAGCTTCGATCTTACGCCACGCACCTTCTACCCAAGCTTTTATTTGTGTGTAATGACTAGGTTTATCTACAGATGAAACTTCCATATCATGTGATGTAGAAGACGCTGTAATAGTTAGTGTTGGTTCTATCTTCATGCGTTACCCTTCGTCTTAGTCCAAGTGTTTAGTGAGTATACATTACCTTCACGTGTAACTTGTAGCTCTTCTTCTTCATCGTCAATACCCATAAGATAATTACGATGTTCTTCTACTAAGTCATATATGTCAGGATGCTCAGAGGCTACATCAAGGAACGCTGACATCATAGTAGCTACATTCATGATGTGTGCCATAACTACGTTAGGTACTGGGTTATCCTCAGATGTAACTAACTCTATAGAGCAATCACCATCCCATTCATCTTCATAGTTATTAGGGCGTATGACGATAGCTAGTTCATCGTCCCGTAATGTATGTCCCATTATACTTTCCTTTTTGTTTTCACTTCTATTCGTTTGACTTTTAGTTCGTCACCTTTTTCTTTGAGCCACGCTTCAGGTATCACACGGTGCGCCCACTGAAAGCCATACTTGTCACACCAATCACAGTACCTAGACTTAGCACCTTTGTATAGCCTAGAGTTCGCATTACTAAATACAAACCGTATATCTAACTCAGGATGTTGACGCTTTACCTCACGGTGTTTACGTCTATCCGCTGAATCAAAGATGCCTTTCGTTTCTATGATGATGCCATTGTCAAGCACAAAGTCAGGTGTGTATGTACGGTATTTTAAATCTTCCCACTCTACCTTTAGCTGTTCGTATCTGACTTTCTTTTGTTTGTCTTTGAGCCACGCAGCAACCTCTTTCTCAAGGCCACTGCGATAGCTTTTCAGGTGTGTCCGTCTAGCCAACTTTAGCCTCAAGATACTCTGGCTGTACTAACACGTAGTCCACCATAGGAGGATTCTGTGCGTTAGACTTAACAGCAGGTAGTGTCTGTAGATTAGGCCAGCACTTATGTTTAAACGAACAGAAGCCACACTCAGAGCCAAGCTTTAGATTACCTGTAGCCTTACGATAGTGAGTCTCAGGGATAGCCTCAAAGCAACGATCAAATGGTTTGTCTTCGTTGATGTGAGATACAGTAGCTTCGATGTTCTCTAGTACTTCACCAGTGTCTACACCTGATGCATCTACATACTTAAACTCACCATTAGCTTTGTTGACTACCCACCAGCCACCTACACCAAGACCTGCAGCCGTAGCGTAACCAACTAGCTGTGGGATGTACCCAAAGCCATCACCCTGTGCTAGAGCTTCTAGGCTAGCGAACTTGTTATTGTATGACCAAGGTGATGCAGACTTAACGTCATCTACTTTGCCATCCATAACCATGTCGTACTCACCATTGATCTTAGTACCATCACTAAGCTCTAGTGTCACGTTATCGTTATCCTTAAACTCTACATCAGCAGCACGAAGAAGCCCTTTAAACACAGCCTCTACAATATCACCAATGATCATGTTCATCAGGAAGTGTGGAGGTAGAGGTGTCTTATCTTCAGGGTCATTCTTCTCGAACCACAACTGACAAGTCGGACGCCCAATGTTGGACATCCGTAGTTTAAACTTATCACGTGGACCGCTGCTGAACTGTTTCTCTAGTGCAGCCTCTACATCCGCAGCTACTTGCTTACGGATGCTTTCAGCCATGTCTGTCTCACCCTTAGTAGCACGTGCTAAGTAATCGTAGACAGCTAGTTCAGCAGGATGGTTCATTAGTCTGCCTCTTCTACTTGGACAAACTCTGCCACAATAGATGCATCATCTTCAGAGATAGTCTCTTGGTTCTTCTCTTCCCACTGCTGCAAGATGTAAGCGTTCTGGTATTCGATGTACTCCATGAAGTTCTTCAGCAAGTCTTTATCTTCAGGAGAGAAGTCTACCGTATCACCTGCGTTAAGCTTCATGATAGCATAGTCGTTACCATTAGGCATCTTAGCTTCTGTTGCTGCTAAGTTAAAGGTGTACTGGATAGGTAAGATATTCTTACGTGTCAGTGAACCCAGCGCACCGTCTAGTGACTTAGTGCTTGATGGTGGAACCTCATATACAAAAGGAATAGGATCAGTGATAGCATCAACAGGGTTACCTGCTTCGTCAATACAATCATTAGCAGTAAGCATACCAAAGAGAATCTTCTTACGCTTGATGCTACGGATCAGGTTCTTCGTTTTCTCAGGAACTGATTCCCAATCTTCGATGTAGCCTGTTGGCCTACCCAAGTTAAAGCCACCCATGTTATCCTTCAGGTCACCTTTTAGGTCAGTACTCATGACCGTTTTCATCATGACCTCTGCACTAGAGTCCCACTTACTCCACTGTTGACGTACAGCAAAGATACGGATGCTAGGGTTAACGCTATACACTACGTTATCCTCACCACGTGAAATCTTGTATGCACCTGTAGGTACTACTTCAGTCTTGACTGACTTGCCGTTGACTTCGATGTTACCCATGATGCCGTTGTGGATCAGGTTAACCCGTGGCATTGACACACTCTTTGTCTCACCACCTGATGATGTTACACCAATGGCTTCAGCCAAAGACATACCAAGATCGTTTGCGATTGATAGTTCTGTACTCATTTACTTACCTTTCATAAAAGTTAAAGATGCTTAGTTATACTCTAAACGTCAGCCATGTCAAGCCAATTATCACCTATCTTTGCTTCTAATAATAGAGGCACATTCATGGTAACACCGTAAGCCTTTTTGACTAAAGAGTTTAGGTCTTCATTCATATCCGTAATAGTTTGTATTACTTTATCTGTCTCGTCTGGATGTACGTCAATAACTACAGAATCATGCACAGAATTAACTAAGCATGACTGCATATCCCATAGCCTACGCTCTATCTCACACAGTACAACAGGGACTACATCACCTGTAGCAAAACCCTGCACAGGATAGTTCTTGATCATCGTGAAGTGTGTCACGCTACCGTTGCTACGTCTTGTCACATCAGGGAAAGCGTACTGTCTGCCACTCACGTTAGTGATCTTCATGAACCGCATTGCTTCATCAGCTAACTTCTTGTGCCACTTAGCCACACCCTCATACTTCTCTGTGAAGTGTTCGTAGTATGCAGCAACGGCCTTGCTTCTACCGTATCCAGTAGCGCCGAAGAGTGGGGCAAAGGTGTGAGCCTTGGCTTCTTGTCTTGTAGTTGGTTCGCCAGCTTCAGTAATAACTTTTGCTGTGTACGAATGTACATCGAATCCTGTTGCAATTTCTTGCATCGCTGTTTCATCTTGCGCCAGGAACGCTGCTGTCCTAAATTCGAGTTGGGCAAAGTCGGCCTCCATTATTTTACCGTTGTTCCATCGTGATACAAACACACGCTTCACTGGGAAGGTTCCACCTCTTGGCATGTTTTGCATGTTGGGATTGCGTCCAGAGAATCTACCTGTACTTGTGATGTGCTGAGTGAGTCCCACGTGTAGCATCCCTGTGGTTGGCTTTCTATAAATGTCGATACCATCAACAAAACTGCTAAGGTAGCTAGAAATAGCAGATAGCCTTTTAACGTCAGTAAGAAAGTCCACAGCATTATCCATCCCGTTGTTCTTAGCAGTCGCAATGAGCGTGTCCAGGTTGTCTTTGCTTGTACTAAAACCATTAGCCGATACCCACTTCTTACTTGGTGCAGCAAAGCCTAGCCCTGCTTGCTTCTTAATCTTCTTTAGTTGATAACCACGGGCATCACAATCCTTACAGTTGTTAGGCTTCTTAAAGAGTGTGCCATCCTTTTTTACTTTGTACGTTTTACCTTTCCCGTTGCATGTCGGGCAGGTGAAAGCTTTGGTACGGAGGATCGTAGTCGTGTTTGCCTCAACTGCAGCCTTAAACTCTTCCTGCGTTTCCACATAGTCGAAGAGCGCTGCCCATTCTTTTTTGTTATTGACCGCAACTGAGAACACAACTTGGGACATTTGCTCAGGCGAGTTAAGATTGATCGGTGTGTCACCCATAAGTTCCCTGACTTGGCGCTGAAGACGGTCTTCGATTTCTGCTTTCTCATTCTGAAACTCCTTACGTACTACCTCAAGGGCGTTGTGATCCACACGGAATCCTGACATGTACATTCTTGTGAGGGTTTTACAGGTGTCGAAGGTGACTTCTCTAACTGGATGAAGGGAAGCGGATTCTGGTTGGGCATAGTCGTGTTCTTGAGCGAGGAACAACTCACGAGTTGTGAGCAGATCATGCCTAAGATAAAAGCTAAGCTCGTTGAGAGGTATTTCATTTGTGTTGTATCCTTCCTTAAAGTAACGCTTAAGCGTATCATCCTTCTGGAAGTCTAGCTGTCTGCGTTCAGCACAAGCCTCTAATCCTACAGGTATCTTCTGCCCACGTACAAGCAGGTACTCTGCCAGCATCGTGTCATAGATAGCACCGTCATACTTGTAGCCACATTCCCATAGCCACATCAAGTCATGCTGTGCATTGTGCATGATCAGTAGAGTAGTCATGTCGAGGATAGACTGAAGCACAACTCTACCGTTACCACTTGTATCCTTGTACTCTACATGGTCAAGCGTAATGATGTTCTCATTCTTCCAGTTATCTACATCAAGAACACCTACCTGTGTCAGTGTATTGCCTAGCTCGAATGGGTCCATGATAGTCTTGCCATCACGTTTAGTTGTTGTGTTCTCTACATCTAATACATTACGCAAGGTACTGACTCCGTTCACCGTCTAATTCACAGTGTACTACACCGTGCCATCCACCCTTGAGTTTGTTCTTAGCGATGTTGAGGTGACGTTGGTTACTCTCTTCATCATCCTGTCCCTCAACTACTTTGTTCTTACTGATCAGTACCATCAGGTCAGCCTCTGCTGCCTTGCCTGTCTTTGATCCTTCTAGCATTGACTGATCTACACGTACCATACCTTCAGCTACAGCAG